CGACGATCCGCTTTGTGCTGGTTGCCTTGTGTGCTTCAGTCAACGCCCAGCGCAGGTGAACTGCGTAGGGGGACGCATCGACTACCGACTCGACGCAAATCGAGTAACCGTTTAAACGCCGACCCTCGATGGCAAGCAAGAACGGGAAGTTCTTGAAGTCATCCGGCTGAACGTAACCGCTCTTGCGTAGCACCTGATTGGTCAGGAACTCAAACAGTGAGCGGCTGTTAGGTGCGTACCCTGAGTTGATGACGCACTGCTCGATGCGCGGGTCTTCAAGACCGTTGATCAGCATTGACACATAGTCACCGTGATCGATTCGCGCATCGTCCCAAGGCTTGTCCTGCGTGAACCATGCGTGACCCAGTTCATGTAGTGCGTACCCAATCAGTTCATTGAACAGCGTCTGCGAGACAGGCTGCGTCTCATCGATACTGGGGAACAAGATCGTGGTCTTCTTACCGTCCCGCTTGATCCCAGCAGTCCTGCCTGACCAAGCGATGGACAGTTCATCGAACTTGTTGCCTGTCGCGTTGAACACGCGCTCCAGTGTGGCGGCAACGCCGCGCTTTACATCGATTGCCAACATATGACCTCCTTACTTGGTGAGTGCGAGTTTGAAGTCGCTCTCGTTGATATGAGACGTATAAACGCCGACCAGTTCGACTGCACAATCAGCAGGGAACTTGTTGATGATCGCGTTCTGAAACGCCGTGCGTACCGGCAAACCCTTCTTGACCGAACGCGCCCACGCGAACAACTGACGCAACGAAGGCGGCTGAGTCAGCAGACCTGCTCGTGCTTTCTCACGCGCCACATTCGCGAACGACACGATGATTCGCGCTGCGTCGAGCGTCACGCCTGTGCGGTTGACGATCAGGCTGATCTCGTCATCCTGCGGCAGGTAGTCGAAGTACAGGGTGTAGCTGAAGCGGTCAATGAACGCGCTGTTCTGTTCGCGAACACCAGCGAAGTTGCCGCTGTTATCGCCGTGACCGTTGCTGTTGTCGGCGCAGAAGAACACAACGTGAGACGCCACAGGGATGCGCTCACCGGTCTCGCTGATGGTGATCGAGCGGTGCGGTGAACGTTCGCACAGTGCATGGAGTGCAGCGAGTGACTGCGCTCTGGCGAACCCGATCTCATCGAGCAGAACGATTGCACCGCAGTGCTGGATTGCCTGAGCAACGATCCCTGCCTTCCACACAACCGAACCTGACTCGATGCTGTTGCCGCCGATGAAGTCGGCACGTTCCAGCGCCTCATCGAAGTTGATGCGGTACAAGCGGCGCTTGAGACGCGCAGCAACCTGCGTCACAAACTCCGACTTGCCTGTGCCGCGCTCACCTGCCAACCAGACGTTGTCGGGTAGCGGATCGTCGAGTGCGATTAGCGACTGGTGCAAGTGCGCCGGATTGAAGACGTAGTCATCGACAATCGCTGGTGCTGCACTGTCGTTCCACACTGCGACCATCAAGTCACCGAAGTCCACGCCATCGTACAGGCAAGCGGTCTCGCCGAAGACGTCAGCGGCGCGTTGCAGTTCGAAGGTAGGCACTGCGTTCGCTACGGTCTTCAACTGCTGCGGGGTTGCCTGTTCGCGGAACTGATCGAACAGTGCGGAGACCTGCTGCGTGATCTCGTTGGTGATACGCGCAGTGTCCGGCTTGCTGACAGGTTGCGAACTTCTTCCAGCGCAACGCTGCTTGCGCGAACGGCGTCGAGTGCCTTGGCATTCGAATCGTTCAGCAGGTCACGCAGGTCATTGTCAACGCCGCCGGTGATTACGGTCTGCGGCTTGACGTTCAGCACGTTGTCCATGCTGACTACACCTGCTTCGATCAGCCAACGCACCTCTGCGAGGGCGGCTTTCTTGTTGTCGAGGGGAGCCTGTTTCTGCTCGATCAGGACGGTGTTGAGATGCGCCAACGATAGCAGCGCGAGTTTTTGATTGTCGTTCACGGTTAGCCTCCGATGAAAAGTTGAATTACAGGGACAAGGTGTTGCGGTCATTCGGGCAGGTAGGTAGCCCTTGGTTCGCCCAATACTGAGACAGGCGAACGGTGTAGCCACAGGCGGGGCAGCAAGCCTTGATCATTCGCGTCGATTGCTTCTTGCGTACCGCCTCGATGTTTAAACGCGCATGAGGGTAATCGCCCAGCCCCGAGAGCAGACCGGCGAAGTTCTGCTTGAACGTCTCTCCTGCGTAGGTTGACGTTGGTTTGCCTTCCAGCCAGAGGGAGCGGACGCACTGGGTGAAGCGTCTGCCGTGACCGTCACCGTCAGTGGCGGCGTGAGCCAACTCATGCACCAGCGTCGAGAACACCTGAAGCGGATCGTCAACCACAGGCGAGATCAGAATCTCGTGATGGTTGTCGTTCGATGCAGCCGGTGACCAGTGTTCACCGATGAAGCGATTGTTCGCTCTGGCACGGCTGGAGGGGAACCCGCAGGTAACCCGAATCAGATCGGGCAGCGGGTGATTGACTGAGTCAAAGATCGGGCGCAGTTCCTCGACTGCGGCATTGAGCCATTCTTCACGGTTCGTATGCTTCTAGCCTCCTGAGTTACACGTTGTAGGTTGTGTGCAGCGAGACTGCGTACTCGCGGCGGGATACTCTGCGAACATCTGCGTAGGTGCTGGGGCAACCGCAGCAGTCATGCTCATGGCGGCAACTGCTACCGCTCAGTGTGTCGGCGATAGCGTTGGACAGATCGACGCCGCGCAGTGCAGAGGGAGCGACTACCCGAGTCGCGTAGGTATTGCCATCGATGCCCTCATCCGAGACGCGCCGGTATGCAAGCACCTTGGCAGTGCCGACATACTGCTCATCGTCAAGGTAGCGCCATCCATCACGGTACTTGCGGGATAGGCGTTCGTAGAGGTGGATTTGCTGGGTCATATTGCCTCCTGAGTTAGATGTTTGAACGTGCTTCAGCGTGAGTCTCACGCAGTGCCTCTGCGCGGTCTTCACGTTCCCAGCGGCGGCGTTGCGCCTCACTGGGTTGGTCAGTGATGAGGTTGACTACGTCATTGAGCAGGGAGAGCGCCATCTCAGGCGTATGCCCTGCGTTGATCAAGCGGTCACGGTAGCGGGTAGCCACGGTCACCAGCGTCTGTGCTGCGGGGATGGTGCGTTGGTGAATGTCGGGGATAGCCCGAACGTCCTCTGCGAAGCAGGACAGGATGAAGAAATCGGAATTGCGAACAGTCATACAGCCTCCTGAGTTGAACGGTTGGGAGCAGCGCAGATGCCCTGCTCGATGAGTTGCGATGCGGTACGTCCGAACCAGCCTTGCAGTCTCCAAGCGAGACCGGTATCGATGAGCAGTTGCCATGCCTCGATGACCTGCTCCTCTGACTCGGCGTCGATCCAGCCCTCTGCGATACCTACAGCGTCGAATGTGTTCATGGTGATAGCCTCCTGTGTGTGATGCGGGATTGCATCCACAAGCACACTGCGTGAATGTGCTTGAAGGGAAATCCCTTACCCATCGCTGGGGAGCGCACTCGCCTACGTTCTCACCGTAGGGTCAAAGCGGTTAGCCTTATCTCGTTCGGTTGCCTGATCCCATCCGGGGGCAGCGCCTACTAGCCTTATCTCTACCTGACTCAATTTCAAACTTTTTCTTTTTCTTCTCTTGGGGTCAGTCAGGTGACCCTTGCTCTCTCCCAGTCAGTCCCCGAGTGTGTAGGTGGGTGACTCGTCGGTAGATCGCTGCTGCGCTTCCCAGCGCATGGTTGCCATTTTTGCAACCGCTCCCACGCCTCTCGGCGCAGAACTGAAGTTTAAACGAATGCTTGTACGAACACAATACGGATGCAAGCACCGAAAACCCGCATGGATGCTGGGCTTTGGCTATTCCCCACTGAGTCGTGGGGTCATTATCTGCGGGGCAGATGCCCGAAGGGCGGCAGTCTGAGAGTGCAGAGCGACACTGAGAGCGAAGCACAGAGGGAAGAGAGAGACCGTCACAGAGGAGAGCAAGAGGAAAGCGAGAGGGAAGCGCACACTGCGAACAGGTATTGACAGATCGTGTAAACGCAGCGAAGGTTGCTTGCATGATCCATGCATGAATGACTGCATGAACGAATCAAAAACGGTGATTGAAGGGCAAAAAGATGAATCGGGAAAAACTCATTGAAATGCTGGAGCAAGACACAAGCATCGAGGGTGATGACGATGCAAGCACGACTGTCGCGGGAAGCCCTGCCGAAGGCGTACAGGCTGCTGTGGCAAAGGTAAGAGAAAAGAAGACCAAGACAGGAAAGATATACGGCGTACCAAGAGAGGAAGACAAAGCAAAACGTCTTACACCTCAGATGCAACTATTCGTTAATGCGATCCTACAGGGCAAAACAAAGATCGATGCCTACCGGTCAGCGTACAACGTGCGAACGGAGAAAGAGAGCATCGCAATTGCTAACGCGAACAAGCTGCTGAAGGATCGGAGGATCACTGCGCTACTGGGGTCTCTCGATGAGGCGCTCAAAGAAAAGGTCATCGAAGACGCAGTGAAGACTAGGCGCTTTGTGATGGAGCGTTTACACGACAGGGTAGTGAACGCCAAGACCGAGAGCGCAGAACTCAAAGCACTGGAACTGATGGGCAGAGCGGTTGCCATGTTCAGCGATAACGTGAACCAGCAGGTGAAGCACGTTGATACGAACGCACTCAAGGCAGAGTTACGCAGCCACCTCACACTGCTTGATACATTGAAGAAGCCAGAGAAGCGCAGTGCCTAAGCTAGGCACAGTGCTGGGGGTGTATGTGTGTGATGCGTATGTGTGACGCAGCGGATGCGAGTGCAGATCAGTGGCGTCAGTGATGCGTTGTTGCTGCGGGAGTGGGTATGGCTTTGTGGTTTTGCCCCTACGGCGATGGGGGTGATTGGGTACGGAGGCTTGGCAATGGCTCATGCCATCCGGGAGAAGAAGTGGGAAGAGTTTATTAGGCAGACAGCAGAGGATGCGGGACTCCGGGGGTTTTTCTGCCTTCTACCCGGACTTGTTGAACCGTCGAATCTGGCTCCCCACCCCCTTTTGTCTTTTTCCCGGAGGATAGGTAGGAAGCTGTATAGGGAAACAGTGCTGGATAAATGTACAGGAAAAGGGGTAGGGGGTATATATTTTTGGGATAGTGACAAGAACACTTGTTCGCACTATCATGTAGCTTTTGGAGGTGCTATGACCAACACGGTAGCGTATGTGACGTACCTTGTGTACATCCTTGTATTTGAGGGTTTAGTGCTGGGTGGGACTGGGTACGCTGTGTTTGTCTTGGGGCATAGTGGCTGGTGGTGGGTGCTTGCGGTATTTGTTGGAGCGAGTGCCTACACGCCAGAGAAGTGGATTCATGGGGAGAGGAGACGCCGTGCAATGGGATAAGAGCATGACGGTCAAGGAATTGATGGCATTGATGGTGGAGTGTGGGCTGTTGGAGGTGAATAAGATGCACTGGACGGGAAAGGCATTTATTTCGGAAGACACGTTCATTGAGGGCGATACCGCAGGGGTCATGCAATTGGTAGAGTTGGCGCTGGACAAGCAGAGGCAGGAGATTGCTTCAGCGGTTGAGAAGATGGGGGTGATTGGGTACGGAGGCTTGGCAATGGCTCATGCCATCCGGGAGAAGAAGTGGGAAGAGTTTATTAGGCAGACGCATGAATAGGGCTGAAGAACTGGCAGTGCTGTTGGAAGAGAACGCACGGCATGATGAGGATTTGGAAGCGGCAATGCTGTTGCGAAAATTGTATGAGGTGTACGAGGTAGCGTCTCAAGTGGTGTACGCCAAGACGCACCCGGAGAGCAAGGCGGCTTACAGCAGAATGATTGATGTGATAACGAAATGAGAGTATTGATTTATGTGTTTTATGTGATCGTGGCGCTGGCTTCAATGGCGTTGATTGTCGAAGCATGGGTAGAGAATCCCGATACCCGACTCCCTTTCAGGGAGCCTGTCCACCGGCGTTGGTAAGGAGGAAAGATGAATTGGTATGACGTAGGGATCATCATGTCGAGGATCGGCTTAATTATGATTGGGGCAGGATTGGTGATTGGTGTTGCAATTACCGCATTGCTTTTCTTCTTAAACGAATAACTGCTTGCACGAACGGTTGTTCGTGTTTAAACTGCGCCCTATCGTTTAAACCGAAAGGGGCAGCAGTGATTGAGTTGACCCAACGCCAGCTTAGAGTGCTGGAGTTTATTCAGGCATACATCAAAATGAAGGGCTTTGCCCCTTCGATGCAGGATGTGGCGACCGGCTTGGGACTGAAGTCGCGCTCCAACATCCATCGTATTGTTCGTTATCTGGAAGATAATGGACTCCTGACCACCGTGCCGCATAAGTTTCGGACGATCAAGCTCCGAGACCGTTCCGTCGAGAAGATGCTGGCACTATGAGTGACCTGTTGACTCGGGCAGAGATCAAGCAATATCTGGCATTGCTGGATGAATTGCCGGAAGGCTCTCCCGAGATCGAGAAAATCCACACCTTGCTGCAAGCAGATAAGCGTGAGCGCTGTCGGCAGAACTTCATGCCCTTCGTGCGGCAGATGTGGTCAGCCTTTATCCCCGGAAAACACCACCAAATCATGGCAGATGCCTTTGAGCGGGTGGCGCGTGGGGAACTAAAACGGCTAATTATCAATATGCCACCCCGGCATACCAAGTCAGAGTTCGCCTCCTACCTGTTTCCATCATGGTTTTTGGGGTTGTACCCCGAAAAGAAGGTGATTCAGACCGCACACACCGCTGAATTGGCGGTCGGCTTCGGTCGAAAGGTGCGAAATCTGGTCGGATCGCAGGAATATCAGGAGATTTTCCCCACCAAAATGTCGGCAGACTCCAAAGCCGCCGGTCGATGGAACACCTCCAAGGGCGGTGACTACTTCGCGATTGGTGTCGGCGGTGCAGTGACCGGTAAAGGTGCGGATATTCTGATTATTCCAAGCGGGACTTGACCGGTCAGATTGTGAACGCCGCCATGAAGAAGGATTTGGAGGAGTGGGAGGTCATTGAACTGCCCGCGCTACTCCCGTCCGGCAAACCCCTCTGGCAGGAATTCTGGCGACAAGAGGAATTGGAAGCCATCAAGGCAGAATTGCCGGTGTCTAAGTGGGAAGCCCAGTACCAACAGAACCCCACCTCGGAAGAGGGCGCGATTATCAAGCGGGAAATGTGGCAAGTTTGGGAAAATGATCGTCCACCACAGGTAGACTACATCATCCAATCTTGGGATACGGCTTTTGAAAAAAGCAACCGCGCAGATTATTCCGCTTGCACCACATGGGGCGTCTTCTACCGCGACGTTGAAGGGTCAGAAGTCGCCAACATCATCGTCCTCGACGCCTTCAAAGAACGCATGGAGTTCCCCGAACTCAAGCGAACCGCCTTCGAATTCTGGAAAGAATGGAACCCCGACACCCTCATTGTGGAAAAAAAGGCGGCAGGTGCGCCCCTGATTTATGAGATGAGAAGAATGGGTATCCCCATCTCGGAGTACACACCAAGCAAAGGCTCGGATAAGATTGCCCGTGTAAACGCTGTGTCGGACTTGTTTGCGTCCGGCATGGTGTGGCGACCCGAAACCCGATGGGCAGATGAACTGGTGGAAGAACTGGCGTCCTTCCCCAACGGTGACCATGATGACTTGGTGGACTCGACCACCCAAGCCCTTCTGCGTTTCAGGCAGGGCGGCTTTATCACGCTGGCAACCGATGAGGAAGACCGGATGTTTATCCCAAGAAAGGCAGCGTACTACTAATGTGGGTCAGGCTCACACCACCGCCTGAGCGTCTGACGCGAGCGACGCTGCGAGCGTATCTGCGCTGGAGAATGGATTACTTACGCTGGCGGCTTTTTAGCTTGAAACGTGCCATCCAAGCACCCGCAATATGGTGGCGACGCCGTAAAGCAGCAAAGCGTTTAAACAGATACCTATTACAAGAAGCTGAGAAAGTTGCCAAGTTGCCGCCCTATTCACCTCCGACAGCGGATGAAGTGAGTGACTTCGTCCATTGGGCAGAGCGTTCAGGTCTGCGTTTTGCACACCGTGTTGCTGCTATGCCAAAGAGTCCACCCAACTCCAAAGAGGTGGAACTAACCAAGACAGGAATCAACTATGGCAATTGAAAAATCCCTCTACTCCCTCCCCACTGGCATGGAAGACCAAGCCGCCCCGGAGGTTGAGATTGAAATCGAGATGGAAGACGGCGACGAACCTGCCGTTGAGATTGAGGTTAAGACCTCGTCCTTTGACGAAAACCTTGCCGAAACCATTTCGGAAGGCGAATTACAGTCTATTTCTGACGAACTGCTTCAGTTTATTCAGGATGACATCACCTCCCGCAAAGACTGGGAGCGTACTTATAAGGATGGTCTTGACCTGCTAGGACTCAGGATCGATGAAAGGACGGAACCTTGGGACGGCGCGTGTGGCGTCTACCACCCGATCCTGTCGGAATCCGTGGTCAAGTTTCAGTCCGAGACGATTCTGGAAACATTCCCGGCGTCTGGTCCCGTCAAGACCAAGATCATCGGCAAGATCACCCGCGAGAAGGAAGAAGCTGCCGCCCGTGTTCAGGACGATATGAACTATGAACTCACCGAGGTCATGGTCGAATACCGCAACGAACATGAGCGTTTGCTGTGGAACCTGCCGATTACCGGCAGCGCGTTTAAAAAGGTCTACTTCGACCCAAGCATCAATCGTCAGGTCGCGATGTTTATACCGGCAGAGGACATCATTGTTCCCTACGGCGCATCGGATTTGCAGTCCTCCCCTCGGATTGCACACCGCATGAGGAAGACCGAAAACCAGATCAAGAAGCTCCAAGTCGCAGGGTTTTACCGCGATATTGAACTGGAAACACCGTCCAGAAACATCACCGAAATCCAGAAAAAGAAGGACGAAGAAGCCGGTATCAACATTGTCGATGATGACCGCTATCTGTTGTATGAAGTCCACATCGACTATGACCTGCCGGGGTATGAAGACCCGGATGGGATTGCCTTGCCTTACGTCATCACCATCGCATCTACCGGTGAAGTCTTGGCGATTCGTCGCAATTATCTGGAGGATGATGAGACCCGCCAGAAGCGGATGCACTTCACGCACTACATCTACATCCCCGGCTTTGGCTTCTACGGCTTTGGCTTGATCCATCTTGTGGGTGGTTTTGCAAAGAGCGCAACGTCTATCCTGCGTCAACTGGTGGACTCGGGAACCCTGTCGAATCTTCCGGGTGGCTTCAAGTCCAAAGACCTGCGCGTCAAGGGCGATGACACCCCGAT